TGCACCGCCTGTTCCGTGAGTTCTTGCATGCGCCGCTCCGCCAGCTGCTCACCATAGATGATGTGCGGGAACGCTCGCGCTCTGCCGCCGCTTCTCAGGGCATGGCCGTTCTCTAGAAGGTGTGTCAATCTGTAGTGTGGGCTCTGGACATGCCAGATACGGCTGTGGTTATATTTGCTTCCGGTATAGACTTTCTTGATGCGAAACGCCTTGACGTACTTACCCGTGCGCTCCCGAAACGTGACGTGCTGTTTGATCTCGTCATTCACTTCCTTAGCCACAATCTCCACCGCCTCACCGATCTTTTCGGATACGGAATCCGAATAGGCCTGCAGTTCATGCCCGATGGCGGCAGCCAGCCCGTTAACGTCCATGATGAATCACCGCCCTTAGCTTGAGTGACCGGTCCTGATACATGAAGTTGTCGATATTTTTGACATCGTAACTGTGACCGCGAAACAGGATGCGCGTGGTCTGCGGCAGCAAAGCAGACAACAAAGGCATATAGCGCACGATGAAATCGACCGTTGTTTGCGCTTGCTCAGCCGATGCCGACCAGTATTCGTTACCGGACAGACCATTGACCTGAGCCTGACAGGTTAAAAGGTCGACCCAGAGTTCATCTGGGTTCATCAATTGGATAGTAATCTTGTGTCGGAGCTTTCCTGCTTCCATGTTAGAACACCTCCACACGATAGGGTGCCAGCAGCGCATGTACAGAGAATGCCGTCTGATCCTTGGCTGTGCCGGTTGCTTCGCGGTTTTCGTACCAGTGTCCGACCAGAAGGAGTAATGCCTGGCGGATAGGTTCTGGCAAAACGGCAAACCCTGCGACAAACCTGATTCGGACAGACGTTGCTGGATAGGGTGTGAAAACCGGCCAAGCCAATCCATATGCCGGCATCACCCGGCCGGGTTCGCAATCTGTATCTACCACGTAGTCTGAATCGGACAGGATCATCTCCTGTCCGGTGCTGTCGGTATAGCCAATCTCCACCACGCTCATGAGCGGCGGGCAGGGCAGCATAATAGGATCTGCTCCCGAGAACCGGTCCTTATAGGTTTCCAGCGTCTGTTCGGCCAAAGCGCGACGTGTGTAGTTTTCGCAGTAGACTCGGGCCGTCTTGATCAGGCCATGCAGCAGATCGTCCTCGGACGCATCTTCTAGAAGACGAAGGTGCTGCCTGACCTCGGCCAGTGTGATTGGTTCTATTGCGACGGGTGTAATTATTTTAAGCATCAGGCAGGCACCCTCCTTCCTCGAGAATTTTTACGATCCGGCCATGAGACCGGCTGCGATAAGTTTAGCCAGCAGTGCGTTCAGATCTGTGACCAGACCAGCGACGGTCGTTGCTTCGCTATTGACTTGAAATGCTGCAGGCTTCAGTTCGGTTCCTGCAAAGGTCAGCTTTCCGTCGGTAGTAATGTCTAATGTGCCGCCAATGACGGAAGTCTCACCGCCTTGCTCGGTGTAGTTCTTGACGTTACTCATGCCTCGTCACCTCACGCTTTCATCTGCAGGACCTGAATCGCTTCGGCCAGCACCAGCTTGCCATCGATCCGCTGTGTGGCCCTAAAACCTACCTGACCATTGGCTGCAAACAGCTCGTTTAAGCGCTGGAATGAACGTCCCTGACGATCCGCAATCCAGTAATAGCTAAAATCACCAAAGGCGATGGCCTTGGCAGAAGCAGCCATGGTAGGAACATATGACGAAGTCTTGAGCGGGCGGTTGAGAATCGTATCCGGTGTGCCGGCCTGCAAAGAAGGCTGCCACAGGTACTGTCCAGCACCATCTTTTAACTTACGGATCGCTTTGACCGTCGCATCGTTCATGACAAATACGGCGGTACGACGGTACGGTGATTTCAGGGCATAGTACAGGTCAATAACCTCATCGGCTGTGACCGCTGTGCTGCTAGCAGCAGTGATGCCGACCGTTGCACCACCCGTCGCGTTGAAAATACCGGTAGGTTTACCTGTGCCATTGCCGATGAAGAAGGCTTCCTCTTCCTTGGTACCGATGCGTCTGGCAAACTCCCGGGCGATGTAGCCTTCCAGATTGAAAAAGCTGTCGTTCAAGAGCTCCTCCGAGACCTTGATCATCGTTGCCAATTTGTTCGCACCGATCGAGACCTGGTCAAACACGTCGTCGGCATCAGGGATCTGACCTTCCTCATCCACCCAACTGGCGGTGCCTTTCGAGGCAACGACCGGAATCTTGCGGTCCCCCGATGCCGTGTAGATCACTCGAGCCAGCTGACGGAAGATGTTCTCTTCCATTAATGCTTCGACCAGGGTGTTCTCGAATTCGTCTGGTGCCAGGTATCCACCTTCAGAGTCGGTGCCGATCTGCAGGGCGTTTTGAACATTGATATGATTTTTATTGCGCATCGCTTTCCAAAACGACTGACGGTACTCGTCCGATGCCCGACCGGTCTTGACTTCGATGCCGGTTACGTTGGGCTGGTTGCGGATGGGTGTGTTTACCGGCTTGCTCATTTCGAGATCTAGCGTCTGCTGCCGCTCGAGCCGGTCGATTTCCTTACCGAGACTGACAACATCCGCTTCCATCTTTTCGTAGGTGGCAGTATCCTCGGCATTGATCAGACCGTCGGTGCCACGTTTGCTGTCCAAAAATGCCTTGGCAGCGTCCCAGGCTTTGGCTCGCTTTTCACGAAGTTCAAAAATCTTGTTCATGAGTGTTGGCCCTCCTTAAGGCTGAATTAAAAAGAGCCGCTTCTCGAGCGACTCAATCGTATGGGTGGATTGTTCTTGTTTTTCTTTCGGTTTGGGATCGACCTGTCTTTGCGGCAGCTTGCTCAGAAGTGAATTCGTAACAGCAAGCTTACTGAAAAGGATCCCCTCGCTTTCAGGCATAGGTTCGGCTGTGGTAAACAAGATACCGTCGGCAAAGCCCAGTTCGACCGCCTTTTTCGCGTTAAACCAGGACTCGGCGTCCATCAGGTGTGAGATCTTGGCCCGTGACAGACCGGTCTTCAGTTCGTATGAATTGATGATGGATTCTTTAACCTCCGACAGCATGGCGATTGCCCGTTCCATCTCGACGGTATCGCCGAATGCGATCGTCATTGGATTGTGGATCATGAGCATGGACACGGGCGACATCAGAACCTCGCCGCCGGCCATGGCAATCACCGACGCGGCGCTGGCTGCGATACCGTCGATCTTGACGGTGACCTTGCCTGGGTAGTCCATAAGCATGTTGTAGATCTGACTGGCAGCGAACACGTCACCGCCAGGGCTGTTGATCCAGATAGTGATGTCATCCGAGCCATTCATAAGCTCTGACCTGAAAAGCTTCGGAGTCACTTCATCGCCGTACCACGTCTCCTCGGCGATCGCTCCGTCGAGGAAAAGTATCCGGCCATCTTCATTTTTGACCCAGTCCCAAAATTTCTTATTCAAGGTGGGGTACCTCCTTCTTGAGTTTTAGTAGTTCCGGCGAACAGCCCTGCATCCTGAAGTTTGGTCAAGTTGCCATTAATCAGGTACAGGTCACCGCCGAGTTCGGGTGGGATAGGATTCATATTTTCCAGTTCACGGATGTCGTTACTGGACAACCAGCCGTTCTGCCGGCCAGTGGCGTAACCGCTCATCCGGCTCTGGTAGTCGCCGCGGAGAAGGCCATCCAGATTGAACTTTACGAAATACTGCTTCTTTTCGGATGGTAAAAGCAGTGCTTTCTGGATTGCCATTTCCCAGCGGATCACCCAAGGGTCGAGCGTGTATTTTACAAACTCCAACGACTGCTGCTCAATGTTGGAAAAGCTCGATTTCTCCAGATCAGCCAGCATATGCGGCGGCACCCGGAAGATCCGAGCGATTTCGTTGATCTGAAATTTTCGAGTCTCCAAGAACTGTGCCTGCTCCGGTGGGATACCGATTGACTGAAACTTCATGCCTTCTTCTAATACAACGACCCGATGAGCATTGGAGCTGCCTTGATACACTGCGTTCCAGCTCTCGCGCACTCGTTTTGGATCCTTGACCACACCCGGATGCTCTAGCACGCCACCGGGATTGGCTCCGTTGGCGAAAAACGATGCACCATATTCCTCAGTGGCAATGGCCATACCAATAGCGTTCTTGGCCATAGCGATTGGGGAGTAGCCGATCAAGCCGTCAAAGCCCAGACCGGGGACATGCAGCACCTCTTCACGGCGAAGCAGGTAGACCCCGCGATCGGTTCGATACTGGTAGATGATCTCGCCACTGGCAACCCGATCGACAGTCATCTTGTCTGGCAGAAGCGGATAGAGCGACAGGATCTGGCCACGCCCGTCCCGGATGATCTGGGCATAGGCATTGCCCCATAACAAAAGATGACTCATCAGTGTCTCTCGGAACACGAATGAAGTCATCTCAGAATTGGGCTCGTTATGCAAAAGATAATACAGCGGGTGCTCCAGTGCTTTTTCCTTGCCGCAGTCGGTGTGCCGGTAGATGTGTAGCGGCAAACTTGCGATGGTCTCCGCCAGGATCCGGACACAAGCGTAGACAGCGGTCGTTTGCAGGGCTGTGCGCTCATTGACGGTCTTACCGCTGGTAGTGCTGCCGAAGAAGAAGCTGTAAGTGCTGCCGGGAAGTAGGTTTTTCGGCTTGTCGCGTGCTTTAAATAGTCGGTTGAAGATTGGCATGTAGTCCTCCTTTTTTGAAAATAAAAACCACCCTCATTGGAGAGTGGCCTTCTTTGGGCATTTAATACGGATCACGTATCTTTTCGCAGGATCTTTAAGTAATCCTCATAAGCGAATGTTCTGTTCCGTCGTACATTTTCTGTTTGTTTCAGAATCCCTAAATCTTGAAGACTCTTTACGGCATTCGAAACGGCATTAAATGACAAGCCAAGGGCAGATCGAGTCTTGTTAATGTCAATGATTGGACTTCGTTCAAGGTATCCAAATACTTTGACGATCGTCTTGGCTGCTTTACCTGTTTTTAAGATAATGGCGAGATTTTTCTGATGCAGTTCAACCAGTTGCTCGATTGTCTTAGTAGCATCTTGAGCAGATTCGTCTACGGCTAATAGAAAGAAACTTACCCATTGTTCGTAGTTTCCTTTTAGCCTGACTTCGTTCAATCGGTCGTAATACTCAACACGATTACGCTTGAGGAAATAGGAGATGTAAAGCGTATCACGGCTTAACAGCTTTTGCTCCCTTAGAAGTAAGGTAATCAATAACCGGCCAATTCGCCCATTGCCATCCAGAAATGGATGGATTGTTTCAAACTGATAGTGAATCAAGGCAATTTTGATCAAGCCATCCATATCATATTCATTGTTGATGAATCTCTCCAGGTCGGACAAGGCGCTGATCATATCCTCAGGCATAGGCGGAATAAAACGTGCCGTCTTTAAATTGCTGCCGGCAGGACCAATCCAATTCTGACTGCTTCTGAACTCGCCAGGATTCTTTTCACTGCCTCTTAACCCCGACAGGAGAATGGCATGCATTTCCCTCAGGAGCCGATTGCATATCGGAAGCTCGTTCAGCCGATCCGTTGCATATTGTGAGGCCTTAATATAGTTAATAACCTCTGCGACGTTCTGATTGGTGTTTTTATCGATATTTGGATCCAACACATCATCGAGGGTCGCTTGCGTTCCTTCAATTTGTGAGGATAAAAGAGCTTCTTTCCGAACATACATGGAAACGAACAGATCAATATCGGGAACCTGATTGGACATCCCTTCCAAGATACCAATGCTTCGGTTTGCTTTTGTAAGGAGCCTGATCATTCCCTCATCAAGAACAATCGGCGGATCTGGTGGTAAAGGTCTTGGTATAAAAGATTCGTAGCGAAGCTCTCCTGATAAATTGGATCTGTATTCTCCAGCCCGGTTTGCCATTTTATCAACCCCTATTCTGAAATAACAAGCATTATAACAACTTGTTATTTCATTATAATCTATAAAATGAAATAATCAACTAAAATATCGATTGTTATTTCAAGGTTTATGAGTTGGAATTAATTTGTATTTGGTATATGTTGTTTAGTCCAACCCGCCCGGACGTTATCATAGTGTTAAAAGTCCACGCTCATCATATACAGATCCTAGCGCACTACCTCCATTCCTTATCGCTCGATCCAGCGCCATAATCGTCGCCACAGCACCATCAATGCGTTCGGTTGATTTTTCTTTGTCCGGTTTAATATTGCCGGCCGGATCTGTGCGGACAAAGATGTTGTCCATCATCCACCTAAGGACCGGGTGGCCGCCATGGCCCAGCTTGCCCTCGAGGGTAAGCTTCATCAGCTCCTTGGTCGGCGGTGACATGTCCTTAAACCCCTGGCCGAAGGGCACGACGGTGAAGCCCAGTCCTTCGAGGTTCTGTACCATCTGGATTGCACCCCAGCGGTCAAAAGCAATCTCGCGGATGTTGAATCGTTCGCCTAATTTCTCGATGAACCGTTCGATGAATCCGTAATGGACGACATTGCCTTCGGTGGTCATCATGTGGCCTTGACGCTGCCATAGATCGTATGGCACATGATCACGGCGTACCCGTAGGTCGATATTATCCTCCGGCATCCAGAAATAGGGGAGAATGCTGTATTTGTCGTCCTCATCTGTCGGAGGGAAGATGAGAACAAAGGCAGTAATATCAGTTGTGGACGAGAGATCCAGACCACCGTAGCAAATTCTACCTTCCAATGCTGTAATATCAACCGGAAACGCACAGGCGTCCCATTTGGCCATCGGCATCCAGCGAACCGACTGCTTGACCCACTGGTTCAGACGCAGCTGTCGAAAACTGTTCTCTTCGGCCGGGTTTTGCTTTGCCGACTCGCAGGCAGCCTTCACTTTATCGATCCCGACTGTGATTCCCAGAGAAGGATTGGCTTTCTTCCACACTTTGGGATCGGTCCAATCATCATCCTCCTTTGCACCATAAATGGTCGGATAGAACGTGGCGTCGCGCTTCCGGCCTTCGAGCATATCCAATGCCTTTTGATGTGTTTCATAGCAAATACTGTTCGTGTCTGAACCGGCCGTGGTGATCAGAAAGTAAAGTGGCTGCGTCCTGGCATCGCCTGAGCCTTTGGTCATGACATCGAACAGTTTCCGATTGGGCTGGGTATGCAGCTCATCGAACACAACGCCATGGATGTTGAACCCATGTTTCGAATAGGCTTCAGCTGACAGCACCTGATAGAAACTATTGGTCGGCAGGTAGATCAGCCGCTTGGTGGATGCCAGTAGTTTGACCCGCCGGTTCAAAGCCGGACACATCCGAACCATATCTGCAGCTACTTCGAATACAATCGACGCCTGCTGACGGTCGGCTGCACAGCCGTAAACCTCGGCGCGTTCCTCACCATCGGCACAGGTGAGAAGTAGCGCAATGGCAGCGGCAAGTTCAGACTTTCCCATCTTCTTCGGGATCTCTATATAGGCCGTGTTAAATTGGCGGTAGCCGTTGGGTTTCAAAATGCCGAACACATCGCGGATGATCTGTTCCTGCCAGTCGATCAGTTCAAAAGACTTACCGGCCCATGATCCTTTCGTGTGCGATAGCGCTTCAATGAATGACACGGCATAGTCGGCGGCTCTCTTATCATAATGTGAGTCCGAAGCCATAAACTGCGTCGACTTGTATTTCTTGAGCTTTCGTATGACTTCTTCCCCCTTTCTGAATTCATCGACAAAAAAGGACCCCTTGTTCGGAGTCCTCGTTGGGTGTGTAGCTTTGGTTTTCCTTCAGTTGTACTTAGCCAGGATCCGGGCTAGAATCTCGCGGTCAGCATCCGTTTTTGGTTCCAGGTCCCAGCCGCGATCGAAGCTCATGATCTCGCGCTCATCTCGTTTAACAGTCAACTTGGATATCCGACCTTCATTTATGCCATAGATTGATGGTTCATCGTAGCTCTTAACCCAGTATTCGCAGCCATCTGTTTTACCGTTTTTCCACATTTTCGTGTCCCCCTTGCTTTGGTTAGTGTATTAATCACTCTACGCAAGGTTAATAGCAAGCAGATCCTGCTTGGATTACTACACAAATATTGACCTCAATAATGTACTATTTTATCCAGCGTCGCCGAACAGAATAAACCGGATATATTCCCCGCGATTTTCTTCAAGAAAGATCACCAGTTCGTGAAAGTTCTGTTCAAATGCCAAGCGCTGGACTCGTGCTACATCCATCATGTTGGTGGCGCCACTGTCGCGGATCGCCATGATCTGGTCCCTGATCTTGTCAGTCATTGCAGGCATCCTCAATCTTGATTATTTCGTCCTCACCGTAAACCACGCCCAGACTGGATCCCCGATCCCAGGAACAGAAGAGGGTACCATTATGTGAAGCTTCACATAATGGCACTTATGGATAGCTGTATGTTATGGAAAGTACAGCCTCCAAAAGCCATCAATTCGCTGCTTCTATGTCTATACACTTTTCATAACGTGATATTGTTGATGTCTGCGGTACTGCCGCAAATATCAATTATAGGGAGAATCACATTATGGAAAATTACCGAGAAAACCTGCCGATTACAGTGTTAATCGCACAGACAGATGCACTGATGGTGAGTCTTGATTACAAGCCGTCCGTAATGCGTCATTTCAGGCAGTGTTGGAATGCTCTCAAAAATCACGCTGCAAGACGCGGGGAGAGTACGATGACAACTGAACTGGGCCTGGAACTGCTGCGCGACCATTATCGAATTGAACCGTATGCCTTGAACCTGAGTAGCTTCAAGAGAGTTACACGACGAGCCGTGATGCTGTTGCTCGAGTATCAGGTTTCCGGCAACATCGCAAAGCATATGGCTAGGCGTGACCACTCTTTCCCCGAACCGTTTCGAGAAATAGGCAATAAATTTCTCGAATGGCTTAGCGAAAACGAAAGCTTAAAGCACAGCACTATCCAAAATCACCGAGGGATGCTTGAATCGGCTTTTGCGTTTTTTATATCCCATGGTACGGATAGCATAGCTGCTGTAGACATAAACCTTATGAACGCATACCTTAAAACTTTTGCCGGTTGTTCAAAAAGCTACGCTTTGGCACGCTGCAACCTACTGAAGCGTTTTTTCGATTTTACCCACCGCGAGGGATTTACGGCTACAGCGTTTGCATTTCCGGAAGTGTCTGTTTACAAAGACCGCAAGATACCGGAATACTATACGGCGGAGGAAATGAACCGTTTGCTTGCCGCTGTAGATAGGGCAAATCCTCGTGGGAAACGCGATTACGCAATGTTGTTGTTAGGTGCGCGGTATGGTTTGAGGATAAGTGATATCAAGAATCTCCGGCTGAACAATGTCAATTTTGTCAAGAAGGTAATCAGCATAACTCAGGTCAAAACAGATAAACCGTTGACTCTTCACCTGCTTCCTGATGTAGGTTGGGCAATTATTGATTACATCAAACACGGAAGACCTCAGTCAGATTCGCCGGAAATCTTCGTGCGCCATGTAGTGCCGTATACTTCGTTTGCCGTAACTGACAGTGTTGCCCACATTATCGGAAAATATGCGAATGCCGCAGGCATAAACAAACCGCTACCAACGAAAAACAGCTTTCATATGCTTCGTTACGGTCTCGCAAGCGAGTTGCTGCAGAAAAAAATCTCACTTACGACCATTTCTGGCATCCTTGGTCATTCGGAACTGAATGTTACCACCACCTACACTAAGATTGACGTGACGCAACTCCGTGCTTGTGCATTGGAGGTGCCGCAATGATTTACAAAAAATCAACCTTTGAGTTTACCAGCATATTTGCGTCATATATTCGCGAATACATCGAACTCCGAGAATCGTTCAGCATAAAAATGCGAGTGCAATCTGGGGTTTTACGTCAGTTTGACCGCTACTGCGTCAAAATTGGCTGGACTGACGCGGTATTGGATGAAGAACTTGTGGCAAACTGGTTCGCACTCCATCAAAACGACAGTACTTCGACACGGAGTCACAGGATTTCCACGCTTAAGGGGTTTTCGGATTATCTGAAAACAGTCGGAGTGGATGTTCGCTGGTTCCCGCACCCGGGATACGTCGGACGGCAGACTAGATACACGCCATACATCTACACAGAAGAAGAGGTGCGGCATATTTTTTCTGCCTCTGACCGCCTTTTGAAGCCGAGAGGCGACTCTATGTTCCACATAGTGTTCCCAGCGGTTCTGAAAGTGCTGTACTGCTGCGGATTGCGCATGTCCGAGACGTTAGCAATTCGGGTTCGTGATGTTGACCTTGAATACGGGTTCATCTTTGTCGAGCAAGCCAAATTTGAGAGCAGCCGCAAGCTTCCAATATCTGCATCCCTGTTGGAGGTACTTAGAGCCTACAGAACGGCAAACCAAGAACTTATTGGTATAGACGAGAACGGTTTCTTCTTCCCCAACTCGCTCGGTGAGAAATACAGCCAGCGCACCGTGTATGACAAGTTTCGAACGATATTGTGGCAAAGTGGCATCTCTCATCAGGGAAAAGGTAAGGGACCTCGGGTTCATGATCTGCGGCACACATTCGCAGTTCGTTCCCTGCAGCAAAACATTCTTGCTGGGGTAGATGTCTATGTTTCTCTGCCGGTGCTTATGTCGTACCTTGGGCATAGCAAGATATCTTCAACCGAGTATTATCTGCGCCTGACAGCCGAGGTATTCCCGGATTTTCTTGAAAGAGCCGATACTGTATGCTCGGCGGCAATCCCGGGGGTGGTATCTTATGAGGACTGACAAAACCACCTTTTCTTATGCCGTCTCACATTTCTTCAAGGTTTATCTTCCTGGAGAACGCGGGTTTTCCGAAAACACAATCACGTCGTACAGAGACACATTTAAGCAATTCCTGACATACTGTAAGGTTTCGTTCGGGATAGCGCCTGAAAAGCTACGACTGTCCGATTTCTCGCGTGATACGGTCAATGGATTTCTCGCAAAACTCGAAAAGGATGGGAAATCCGCATCAACACGAAATCAACGGCTGGCGGCGCTCAAGTCATTTTTCGGATACATTAAGTTCGCTTTTCCTGAACATCTTGATACTGCATGCGAGATATTGGCTATTCGTATGAAAAAACAGTCTGATCAGGTCATTAATTATATTTCAGCAGAAGGGGTAGCGTGTTTGCTCCGGCAGCCGGATTCCGGTATAAAAACAGGATACCGTGATATGCTAATCCTTACGTTGATGTATGACAGCGGCGCAAGGGTCAGCGAAGTCACACAAATTCGCGTTGGTGACATCCGCACTCAAATCCCCGCCACGATTACGTTGCACGGCAAGGGCTTTAAGGACAGAATCGTTCCTCTCTCGGAAAAGACGAATGCCCTCATAAAGGTTTATGTCGAAAGAGAAAGTCTCGCAAAACCGCAGGATAAGGACAAGTGCCTGTTCATCAATCACAGCGGAGAACCCTTGACGCGGGCGGGTGTGGCGTACATCTTGAACAAGTACGTCGCACAGGCTCGTACCAAGGAACCCGGAATGATGCCAGAGAAGTTTTCACCTCACTGCATGCGACACTCGAAAGCTATGCATTTGCTGCAGGCCGGGGTGGCAATGATATACATTCGTGATTTTCTCGGACACGAAAGCATAAAAACGACTGAAGTCTACGCCAAATCTGACAGCAAAAACAAACGCGCCGCTCTTGAAGCCGCCTATATCGATATACCGTCAATCGATCCGAATCTTACTGATTCGTGGGATGAAGATACCTCGCTTATGCGGTTTTTAGAGGACCTGTGCAGTAAATGAACGCGATGGTTATGGAAAGCGATTCACTCTCTTATGTACGTTCCTAGGGGTTGTTTCGACGATCGCTTTCCATAACATACAGCTATCCATAAGTGCCATTATCATCAACAAATTCCACGGTTCCTCGATCGCCCGGTTTCAACTTGGAATATGGATCGTTCATTCTGACCAGTTCCACACGTGAACCGGCAGGGAAGCGACGCCGCAAGCTTTCAACAATTGTCTTAGATGGTAAATTATTCATGGTCATCAACCTCTTCTGCTCGGGGAGCCACCTTAAAGGCTGAGTTACCAGATAGGTTTCGAAGAAGGATCTTGCGGGCTGCCTTGTAGTCATCGCCGACAAAACCCAGTCGAATCAGGAACACGCGGAAGGCGAATTTTTCGTTTTCGACCGGATGCTCTTTGGCTGTGACCCGCTGCTGCTTTTTTGCTGCATCGTAAAGTGCTCCAATAAATCGGGAGTATGCTGCAACGTCTTCTCCGGGGATGCCAAAGGCAAACCAGGGAAAGCGTAGCGTCGTTTCTGTCCGATCAATCGGCAAAGCATCAACTCCGAGTGCCTTTTTGATCAGGCTGGCTTTGCTGGTGATCAGCTTCTCCAGATTGGAAATGTTATCTTCTGTGAAGCCTTCGAGCGGCATTTCAATGGTCAGGGTGTCTGATTCATCGGGAGCAAAGTCATCTGGTTGCATGCCGTTTTCTCCTTGCCAATCCTCCGCTTCATAATGATCAACGTTTGATGCTTTAAAGCCGTGCTTAGCAAATAAAATTGTTACGAGATCGAGATCGCCTGGTCCTTCCATGTTGCCGTTCTTATCGATGTGGTAGTCGCCAACTTGAAAGGCGAAGGTCGGGGCGCCGAGATACTTGGTCAGCGCGTTCAGTTCACGGCTGATGGCAGCCACCAGCTTTTTGCGTTCTGGTCCGGTAACATTGTAGTAAATCTTCATATTCATTGCCTCCTAAGCTTAATTTGGTATGTACATTAGTCACTCTGAAGCTTAAGAATAGCAACTGATTTTACACGACAAACGCTGACAAATCTCAACAAATAATGAAGGTTAGTCTGTGTTAATAACACAATACGTTTATGCTTCGTTCGAATCCCCCACATCAGCGAAACGCAGCTTTTTACCATCTCGTATCAGATAAACAGATTCGTCTGTTCCGACCTGTTCAATATACCGTTTGACGATGACATCGCAGAATTTTTCGTCAAGCTCAACCATAAAGCAAACCCGCTCAGTCTGCTCACAAGCGATGAGCGTGCTTCCAGATCCACCAAACGGATCCAGGACGATGCTGCCAGTCATGCTGGAATTGAGCACCGGGTAGGCGATCAGTTGTACCGGTTTCATCGTAGGGTGGTCGCCATTCTTCTTGGGTTTTTCAAACTCCCATATGGTCGTCTGCTTGCGATCCGAGAACCATGAATGCTTGCCGGTTTTCTTCCAGCCAAACAAGATAGGCTCATGCTGCCATTGATAGGGAGAGCGTCCCAGGACCAGCGACTGTTTTTTCCAGATGCAGGTACCAGACAAATAAAACCCGGCATCTGAGAAAGCCTTGCGGAAGTTCAGTCCTTCGGTGTCGGCGTGGAAAACATAGATGCTGGCATCCCTGGCCATAGCTTTTTCCGTGAGTGTGAAAGCATCTAGCAGGAATTGATAGAACTTGCCGTCTGCCATGTTATCGTTTTTGATCTTTCCGGCATTGCCTTCATAGTTGACGTTATAAGGCGGGTCCGTCACGACCAGATTGGCTTGGTTGCCATCCATGAGCAAAGCAAAGGTCTCCGGTTTTGTGCTGTCACCACAGACCAGACGGTGATTGCCCAGCAGCCACAGGTCACCAAGCTGTGTGATCGCTGGATTCTTCAGCTCGCTATCTACATCAAAGTCATCGTCTTTTACATCCTCAATGCCGCTCAGGAGTTTATTGAGTTCCGCATCATCAAAACCAAGAAGTGAGATGTCAAAGTCTGCACCCTGCAGGTCCGTAATCTCAACTGACAGCATTTCAGCATCCCAGCCGGCGCTTAATGCCAGTCGGTTATCTGCGATGATGTAAGCCCGCTTCTGTGCTTCGGTCAGGTGTTCTGCAAACACACAAGGCACCTCGGTGATGCCTTCCTCTTTTGCAGCCAGGATCCGGCCGTGGCCGGCAATGATATTCAGATCCTTATCCACGATAACCGGATTCACAAAACCGAACTCCCGGAGGGATGCTCGAAGCTGCAGGATTTGTTCCTTGCTATGCGTCCGGGCATTCCGGGCATACGGTACAAGACGGTCGACATTGACCTTTTCCAAGCGTTCAGTTACTTGCATTTTTCGCCACCGCCTTCATAAGACCCTTTTGCGCACCAGCCAGATCGCCAGCTAGGGCTTGCCCACGTATGGTTTTAATCTGTTGTTTCGTTAGTCGATAATGTTTTAGGCTTCCGATGAAGCGATCGATTTCATGTATATGCATATCTTTCTCCTGTGTTATTTTCTTCGGCCCGATAAAAGAGCTTCCATGATATCGTCTTGGGGATTACCCACGAATGCTGTGGTACAGTTTTGCTTAACGATATCGAAGATCTCGTACCATAAAAGATTTGCCTGCTTCTGAAACGACTGGCTCATCTGCACGAACGGACTGGTGATCGCGCCTCCAGTCGTGGGGTGTTTTCCGAGTAGGCCATACAAGCTGATGGCTTCCTCGCATTGGATATAACGGGTGAAAGCCTGAGCGTATGCTTCGATCAGGCGCGGGTTGATGAAGCGCTCACAGCCGCGTTCCTTGAGCCACTGCCAAGTTTCCTTGTAGAGCAGATTCGCTCCTAGTGGTTTCCCATCTTTCTGCCTGGCGCTGAGGTATTCACTTGGCGCAGGCATATCAGATCCATTGAGATCTGGGCCACTATCTAGGTCCTCAATATCGAGCACGGATCCGGGTTTTAAATCAGCAGGCTCAAGGATCTTTGCTGTTTTACCACGGCTGATTTTTTCAGCAAGTGGCAGCGGTTTGTCACCAGCACGGACGCGCCTGCCGCCCCTGTTTGTTCCATCCTTTGCCACACGGCAGTACCTCCTTTACACCGGATTGGGTTAATCCCCCGTTTGAACCGTCCTTTTTTCGCGCGTGACCCAACGCCCGGTCTCCAGAAAGCAGGTCACAGAGATAATATGCCCCCTACCGCCGGCTCCAGCGTCCACCTTCGCGTGCTGTGATCTCTGAGTGGCACTGCGTGCACAGGCTCATGAGATTTGCAGGTTCGTTCGTTCCACCCTTGGATAATGGCTTGATGTGATGAACCTCGCGAGCCGGGGTGATCTTACCGGCCTTCGAACACTGCTCACACAGTGGATGCTCAGCAAGTTGCTGGTCACGAATGCGTCGCCAGGATCGGCCGTATCGTTTCTTTTTAGCTGGGTCACGATCGTATCGTTCATATCGCTGCGATTCTTTCTTGGCATGTGCTTCACAGAACCGGCCATCAGTAAGTTCAGGACAGCCTGGATAGGAACAAGGTCGTTTTGGTTTCAATGGCATCAGAGATCACCTCAGTAGCATACAAAAAGCCCCCACGGTCTACCGTGAAGGCTTCCTGAATTCTATTTTGCTAAGCCTATCATATCAAACAGATTCATCTGACATATAGTGACATTTACTGCCATGTTTCTCTGATTGGGATACATTCCACTGCTTCATCATGAATCCGATAAACATGACGTACATTGTATCCCATGTCCACAGCGATCTGCTCCCAGGTCTTAAAGCATAGATAGCGTAGTTCCAGTATTGTCTGGTACTCGGTATTTACTACAGTCTTGATGGCTCTAACGATATCGCGCTTCAGGTCTACTAGATCATCGATGTCACGATTGATCTCGGTCTGCAGATCAACAATTTTTTCTACAGCATCCGCCATAGTAGAGATACCGCGACTTGGATTGCGCGGCATATCCGTAAGTGTCGAGGTGCATTTGGTGGCCAGATCATTTAAAGCGGTTACCTGCGCTAGTTTGCTGTTGATGCGCTGGTCGAGTCGGTAGGCTTGGGCCAGATACTCTTTTTTCGTCATGTCATTCTACCTCCTCTTTCAGTTTGCGGATCAGCATTTCAGAATCGATATCAGTCAGAAAGCTAAACCAGCTAGATCCGAAAAACTGCTCAATTGACAGCTTGTCTGCACGATATTCTGCTTTTTCAGGGTGCTTGCAGCATCGAGACAGGACCTTGCGGTAATCTTTGACGGCCTGCAGGATGATGGCATTGGTCAGGTTCTCAAAAGGGTTCATGTCGTACCTCCGAAATATAATATTCACTCGGATTGGCACGGATTGTCGTAGATTGTCTTAAGCTTGCAGATCGGCTTTGACGGCATCAATCAGCGCTGTCTGGGTGCTATCCTTTTTTGATAGTGCCTTCAGGATTCTCTCATCAATGGTGTCTTTCACAACGAGGTGCTGCACCACAACCGTTTCAGCATTTTGTCCTTGTCGCCACAGCCGTGCATTGGTCTGTTGATACAATTCCAGTGACCAGGTCAGCCCGAACCAAACGATACAGGATCCGCCTGATTGAAGATTCAGACCATGCCCGGCTGAAGCAGGATGAATCAAAGCGACCGGTAACTCGCCATTGTTCCATCGACGGATACTCTCAGCAGTATCCAACTTGGCAAAAGGTACATGAAGTTTCTGCAGCCGGTCCGAGATACGAGTCAGATCGTGCTTGAACCAATAGGCTACAAGAAGCGGTTTACCGCCGGCTGCCTCAATGATATCCTCCAGCGCGTCCAGCTTCTGGTCGTGTACCGAAGTGACATCACCCGCATCTGTGTAAACAGCGCCATTGGCCATCTGGCAGAGTTTGCCAGAGAGTGCAGCGGCATTTGCTGCGGTGACGCAGCCTGCTGGAAGATCGAGTGCCAGCGCACGCTTCAGCTTATCGTATCGTTTACGTTCAGCAGCTGAGAGGTGGACTGCATATTCACTGCTGACCAACTCTGGCATTTTCAGGAAGTCAGTCGACTTCATAGATATGGTGATATCGGAGATCTTGTTGTATATGCGTTGTTCAGCACCCGGCTGTGGCTTGTAGCTGTAAACCACTGGACCGTTGCATTGATCGGGAACGAAGTAGTCCAGTCGATAGTAGCTGATAAATCGACCTAACCGCTCGCCCATGTCCAGAAGGCGAAATTCTGCCCAGAGGTCCATGAGCCCGTTGCTGCTTGGTGTACCGGTAAGGCCGATCACACGCTTCACCTTTGGCCGGACCTTCATCAATGCTCGAAAGCGTTTTGCCTGTTGATTTTTGAAGGAAGACAGCTCATCAATCACAACAGTATCAAAGTCAAAGGGTATGCCACTTGCTTCGATCAGCCACTGGACATTTTCCCGATTAATGATGTAAATATCAGCCGGCCGGAGGAGGGCTGCCCGACGTTCGGCTTCACAGCCAACCGCCACGGAGCAAATGAGGTTCTGTAGGTGATCCCACTTATCGGCTTCAGCCGGCCATGTGTCCCGTGCCACTCGCAAAGGAGCGATAACCAGAACGCGATGGACATTGAAGCTATCAAACAATAGGTTGTTGAGTGCGGTCAGGGAAATCACGGTCTTACCTCAACCCAAGCCCATATCAAGAAAAACAGCAGAGATTGCATTGGATTCGGTATAGTTGATTGCATACTGCTGATATTCGTGTGGTATGAACTTCATTCGGCATCACCTCCTAAGACATATTTCAAAAATGCATGATGTTGGGCGTGTTCTTTTTGCGAAGCGAAAACGAAAAGATTATTAGGCGCATTGTTCCGAGGATTTCCATCAATGTGGTGTACTACTTCGCCCGGTTTTAGAGGACGGTCAAGTATTTGTTCGGCAACGACTCGATGCATATGTCTTCCAAAATACTTATTGTACGATTTGCCGTCATATTTTCGAATGCGTGTTTCGCGGATTTTCTGCTTGACTTCAGGTGTCATTCGCACTGGATTCAGCTTTTTAGCTAATTCTGAGAAATTTGCTGCCATTTTGTCATAACTCTTCAATGAAAGATACCCAACCGGGTTTTTGCTCTTGTTGCTAAAAGCTGCAAGACACTGTCGAGAACAGAAGGCGTGTTTTTTCCCTTTCATACAACACTCTAACCGTTCAAATTTTTTTCCGCACCAGTTGCACGCATAAATTTTCTTCATCTGCCATCCCTCCAATCTCCGCAAGAATCTCTCCAATCTGCTGTTCGTCATCAAGGATATAGACCTTGAATCCAAGCCTGCGTAGTAATATGTGCCTTACTTGCTGTAGTGGCCTGGGCTTTACACCGGGAGCCTTAACCTCCACGAAAGCCATGTGACCGTCGGGTAGAAGTACGATGCGGTCGGGCATGCCATCAAACCCAGGACTTACAAACTTAGGTGCGATGCCCCCCATGTCTTTTATGGCTTTTACAAGTTTCTGTTCTATCTGTTTTTCACGCATTTTCGCCTCCGTGGGACAAGCGGACAAGTGGGACATGAATTCCTATATACGCGCGCAGATGCATATATGCGCCTACCTAATTCTGTTTTTCCTCTGTTTTTAATGCTCATAAGGAAAATCTTGTCCACTTGTCCGATTACACTCCTGAAACCTTGATATATGGGGCTATTCCACACTGGACAACCTAACGGGACGAGTTATGGTATGTCAACACTTTAGCGGACAATTTACTAAGCCACTGCTGGTAGATGCTGTTGTTGCCATTGTTTGAGGTACTGAACAGGGCTGAGATAACCCAGGCGTCTCTGGGCACGCTGGCGATTGTAGA